AGCTTACACAACTCTTGCGAGCCTCTTAGTCCTTTCTTCTGCTGACACCGCCCCCCCTCCGAAGAAGTTTCTTTTGGTGTCTCAAGCAACGGTCAGGCCGCACCTCCGCATTTCCCAAGTGCAGTAGGTTTCTGTGGTCACCCATCGGCGATGGTAGGGTTTTGTTCCGCGGAACACGTCCGGTGGCTCAGCCAGCGACCAGAAGTCCAGCGACGCAGTAGCTCGGTCGAACACCCACCTTTGGGCGGCTAGGTTACTTTCCTGCCATGAACGCCGATATCCCCGAAAGTACTACTACGTCTCTAGTCTCCTGCACCAACTCGCACCCTCAGACGCCGCCTAGCTAACTTTGATGACCCTGGGTCGCCAGCCCCAGCTAACTCGAGAAATTCATCCCGGGTATCTTTCGGTCCACTTCCAGAAGGCGGGGTCGTGATTTCCCGACAGGTATCCCAACCTGCTGTGCCTTTCCACTCTGAGCAGGGATTTCAACCCTGTCGCAGAATGCTCTCGCTATGGGGGGGTGCGAGTAGCCCCGGCCGAAGCTGCTGCCCAATTGTTTTTGGAGTTTACATGTTTTCCTTAAATGCGGACAAGTTTGCGGACAAAGTAGTCGAGCGTAGTCCCAGGCAAGCCGACCGCGGTGCGCAGCGGATTGACGAGGGAGAGAGCCTGCTCGATGTTGTCGTGGAGAGTCCAGGCCGCGCCGTCCCAAGCGGTGTACAAAACGGCACCAACAGCGTAAGTGAGTGTATTACCCACCGCGTTGATGACGTCCTGCAGCACCTCATTGAGAACGATCTCTGCGACCTTGACTCCCGCTGACGCCCACGTTGGCGAGGCCACAATAATACCGTTTGGCGCAGTCGCCGGTATGACTCCAGCCGAGAGGATGTACTGTTCACCTGAGTACCCGGATTCGAGCTCGGGATACATGAACACCACATCGTACTCGATTGAGAGATAACCAAACGTCTGGGGGCCGTCCGCGCTGGATACACAGACGACCTTGCCTTGCGACATATCGTTACGATTTCCGACCGCCCTGTCCGTGAGCAAATAAGCTTTTGGATCTTGTGGTGGGCGGCGATACGTGACCTCGTGACCTGACCACGCTGGACCCATCGCTGAGAACTGGTGATTGAGAGCTCCCACAACAGTGGTAAAAGCGTCCTCATCAATCTCCAATTCAATGTAGGTAGCCAGCGCATTCGAAGACGCCGTCGACACTGTCGGGTGGTAGCGCAAAGTGAACGAATCGTACCTGTATTTCTCATACGTCGACGCGATCCTTGCCAAACGAGAATTGATCCAACACGCTGGGTTCAAGTCGAACACGCCGGCGATTGGAGAAAACTGGATGGCGGAGACGGGACCGAGCAACTCGTGCCCCCGAAACCGAACCACGCCCTCGGAGATGGTATTCATCGAGAACTTCGACGGTGTGATGAGAGAACCGGATGATGCAGGCGCAGTCACGCGCCTGGGTCTCTGCACGACCGCCTTGCTAACCGCCTTCTTGCCGGTTTTCTTTCCGTTTTTGTTGTTGTTGTTTTTCATGTTGATGGTGTATGGGATGCGCGCCAGCACGCGGACTGTTCATCTATACAAACCCCGTCGGGCCCACCCGTGCAGTCTCTTGGCATTTTGGTTAGCACGACAAAGCGATTTTGGGCGGTTTACGTGTACAGACCCCATTCTACCATCTCTCTCTTTCCGGACCCGTCCAAATCCAGGGGTCCATTATCGGCGCCCCTCTACTTGGGTCCACAAAATCAGCGTCCCAGGTTCTGATCTTGTCTTCCATCTGCAGTTGCTGCGTAATGCTGATCCCAAAGGACCGGGAAAAGGAAGCCCTCGTTTCAACTGATATTGGGGCAGTGCGTCCACTTTTCCAATCAGAGGGCAACCAACCTGACAACCGGTAACTATCCCTGATAGCTTCCTCGAGAATTGGCTTTTTCTTGGATCGTTTGTTCATTTGGCTGAGGGTAATAAAGAGGACACGCTCGAGAAAGGGCTGGATGATCGGTACGCCACGAGCCAGGGAGAGTTCTCCGAGGCAAGTGGTGTACACCCTTTTGAGATAGTTACTGGGCCCGCGACGTTTGTGGGTGATGCCTACCTTGGTCAGCACTTTGCTGGGATTGCGCACCATGACCCACTTCCCGTCGATTTTGACTGGGCGGGCTTGACAATAATCTATCTCCTCAAAGCAGCTTGGTCGTCCCTCTATTTTCACCTCCATTCCGAGCCTATCGAAGTGGGCGACAATTTGAGCGTCAGTTAGTTCCCCCTCGTAGAAGAAAACACTGTCGTCACCGTTCACGTTCATGCCGAAACGCTTGAGTCCAGCCACTTTGGCGAGAGAAGCCAGCGCGCAAGCGACGTCGACGCAATTACTTGCGCCCGTATCAGCGTCACCAGACATCCTCCCACCTCTGACCTTGTACTTGACCCAGTCGTCCCCGCAGCGTGCGGATCCCTTGTTGAGTATTTTCCACTTGAGGAGTTCGGACAATTGGGGATGGTAGGTGGATTCTTTCCAAAACACGTGTTCGACGTTGACCATGATCTCACGAGAAACATGGGCGTCGAAACGGCTGATGTCCAACAACACCATTTTGCACCCCGGGATGAGATCATGCGTTCTCCGCAATTCCTCTCCCAGCTGTGTCGGCGACATGTTCTTACCGAAGTGCCTCCCAATGCCAAATCCTGGAACCTCCCTCGCTTTGTACATGGCGTGTTCTGCCCGACGAATGATTGAAGCCAATTGCAACGTGTACTCAAAAGACCGGAACTGAATTGCTCGACAGTCTGGGTACGGCTTCTCCTCGTCAAACTTGTACGCCTCCATCTTCACGAACATCTTGACCTTAGCCTGGTTCTCAGTCACCAACTTTCCCTGCTTCAACAACTGCTGATGGGCGCGCTGGTAGCGTGCGCGTTTGACCCCTGAGTAATTCGCGTAAACCTCACTGTATCGTACCGGCCGCCCGGGACAATGTTTTGCTAAGGTAATTGCAAAGGGGGTGACCATTTCACTTATGTACACTTCATCAGGCCGCCTCACACACTTGCCAACTCGCATCTCCAGAGCATTCATGATGTTACAGATGCAAGGTTTGGGATAAAACCATCTCTGTTTGGTTAGAGGAGAGTCGACTAGTGGTGGTGAAAGGTACAAATGGGGCCTTCTGGTGGGGCGGCAGCGATAGTTGGGCGGACAACGTAGAATCGTGAGTTGTGAACCGGAGCAGTCATTGCCAGTCTTGCAACTTGGCGCGTGCTTCTTCTGGCGAGGCCCACGATAACATAACATTTCCCGCTCAACCACGCATGCCTAGGGTTGGGGTGGGGTAGGGGCAGAGAAACCAATGCGGTTCTTAAAGAGCCACCAGTGCAGCACTAACCATTGACAGATCGTGAGACCCGTCCGGTTGCCGGTCGCTGCCCAGTGGACTCGCCACGCTGGTGAAAGGTCCTCCGCCACCTCTCGTCTATTCATCTTGAAATGTCCCTGCACGAATCCCGATCCGACCCTCGTGATTTCGCGACAAACAGCGGCAACAAGTGCCTCGTGTTTGCCAGGCGGGGCTGTTTCATAAACCAGGCCGTCCTTTCCAGAAAAGCCCAGCTCACAGCCCTCACGTTTATGGGTCGCCACAAGCTCGCGGTAGACATCAGCGAGTTCGGGTTTTGTAAACTTGAAACCCGGTTCCGACATCAAACGGTAAGCGTTTTCCATGAGGGAGCAATACTCAACCTTCTTGGAACGGTAGGGGCGCTGTTTGCCTCGCGTACCTCGCTTCCGACCCAGGCGGTGCTCTGTTTGGATGAACCTCTTGTAGGTCTGGTCCTCCAATGAGCTTCCGACCGGGTCCCGGAAAATTCCGGCTTCGACGTCTTCTTTCCTCGCCAACTCCTGCGTCGCCCTGACGAGCTGCCTCTCCTGCTCAGCAGCACCATTTCGGTACCACCGGGTGATGCGCATCTCGTCTGTGACTGTGACCGTCATTCGGCAGTCCGGTTCTGGCGTGCCTGCCGCGCCCGGCTGGCTCGTGCCGTCCCCAGTTGGACCACCCTCTCCTTGACTCCCTCGATTTTCGTGGACCCCGTTCCGAGCACCGTCTCCCGCAGAGGGGTTGCTCGTTTCCTTTGAACGGCCAAACCACGACCTGAAACGCTGCCAGAGGGTCGCCTTTTGACGGGCAACCACGGAGCTCTCAGCCGAAACGACCGGGCCCGACTCTGCTCCCAAAGTGAAGACCCCACGGGCCCCCACAAAGGACGTCTCTGTCGTAGTGGTTCGACTACGGGTCCACATTTCTCCCTCCAACTCAAGCCCCAAAACTGAACTGGTCCTCTCGGGAAGGACCTCAGTGGTGAAGAAAGTAAGAGGTGGCTGGTCGTGGAACATACCCAGCTGTGCCCCGTCGTAATGAAACGCCGAGGTGGAGAGGTCCATTTTGGTAGGGAAGATTGCAATAAAG